GATTAAACGCAGAAGCCGAAGGACACGCCACGAGAGGCGCTGGCGCCGCTATTGTTGGCAACGCCCGAGGCGCCCACACGGCAGAAGTAAGTCGTGTCGCCGCTATACGGCGAACGCTCCCACCGCCAATCCCGCTCACCGTTCTGCTTGCACTTCCCGTACTCGGTATTCTCCTGACGATACCAGTCATACCACTTACCCTCGCCGCCGACAGAGAAAATCTTCCGGCCAAAAATCTCCTGCTCAGAGAGGATGAACAGAGGGTCAGAGGTCATGCCGATCTTCTGGCTACTACCGCCCAAGCAGGTTTCCTTCAAGCAAGGCTTGATGACACTGAGTAAGTCATCAGGAAGCAGTTCGATGATGGAATTGTTCAACATCTTGCGGAGTTGAGAATTCTGCCAACCACCCTTATTCGTGTATTCCGGGTTCATCTGAAAATCCGCATTGAGGGTTTCCACCGTTTCAAAGCTGATCGGGAGGATATTGCTGTGCTTGTCCCTATCGTGATTGAAACCGATAATACGGACATGAATGGTAGTGCCATCTTTCATCTGTACCGCCTTGGTATCGCCCAGAGCGAACACCTTATCGGCCATTCCGCTCTTGCCGTACATATCAATCTCAGCCCAAGAGCAATCGTCCAGTTTCATCTTCGGAAGATCAGGAATAGCGTAAATCCGGCCATCGGCGGGAACCTTGCAACAGGGACAAACAGGAGGCTTCAGCATGGAGGCAATGACTTCTTTCTGGTAATTGATCGTCCGCTCCATGCAGTCAAACTCAGCTGCAAGCTGGGAAAATACATTCTTATTCATGTGAAAATCTCCTTTTCAATTTTCAAACATCGTGTTATAATCAGATTGAGCATTTACGCTTGCCGCTTTCCGGTCTGCTACACCGGGAGCGGCTTTTCTTTTTCTGAGGCACATAAGGGTCAAACGCTCCGGCCAGTTTGCAGAACACATAGAAACAGGCCAGTGCCAAGATCATGTGAAGCGTTCCGGTGCCAAGGGACAACATATCCTGTTCCACAGCCCCGATTGCACCATAGAGCCAGAAGAATGCGAGGAACGCCAAGACTCCGAAAAACTTTCTCATTCTGTTACCTTCTTCCATGTGTACTCTTTACCGGTTCTCTGTCTGTACCAGTCCTCAAACTCTTTCCGGTGCCCTTCATCAGTGAAATACTCCCGGACTCTCTGAACCAGCAACAGGCTTGCGGCTCTGGCCTGAGCTTGCACCTCTGGTACAAACACACTCATGGCTCCTTACACGGCCCCATACGCTCCTGATACTCTCGCAGGATGGAAAGGGAACGGCGAAGAATTTCGTCTGCCTTGCTACCGGTTCGGACACCGGCCAGTGTTGCCGACATTTCAAACTTGTCGGTCATCAGTCCTTCATCGGACAGCTGCCGAATGAGCCATGTGTAGGTCAGACTGAAACCTTCCACGAGGGTTCTGATCTGTTCCGCAATGCTGGTGCGCTCAGGCTCACTCAGCCGTACCACAGGTGCGTCAGGTGTCCAGTAGGGGCGAGGGGTGGGGGTTGCTCCCATCGTGTTACCTCCCTTCATTCGATTTACAACAAAAGTTATAAATTATCCTTGCAAGAGAAACTCTCTTATGCTATACTGGACTTGCCACAGAACAATAAGCATTCGAGATTTCCTTTTGACTTAGGAGCCGAATTTCTTTTCAAAGAAGAGAAATTTGACCCCTCGGATTAGTGTTGCCTGTTTATAACTTTCGTTGTTGTTATGAGTATATCGTAGTTATCGTAGTTTGTCAAGAGGTAATTTCGTAGTTTTCGTATTTTTATTTTAGCCTGATTGACGGAGGAACACGATATGTTCAAAAAGAGATTTGAGCAATTATGCAATGAGAGAAAAACTTCTCCTGCGGCGGTATGTGAAGCCATCGGCTTATCAAACAGTGTGTATAGCAAGTGGAATGAGAATTCCATACCCCGCAACACAACTCTTTTGAAAATTGCTGATTTCTTCAATGTATCGGTGGAATATCTTAAAGGTGAAACAGATAACCCCCTTCCTCATTCTGACCAGATCAAAGAGTATCTGCCCTATGAGAAAAGGGGTATGCGTCCTGTTATCGGCTTGGCCTCTGCTGGGGTAGGAGTGATTGCGGAAGAGATGATTTTAGGCTGGCAATATGTAGATGACGAATTTGACAATGAAAATTGCTTTTGGATTAAGATTGCCGGAGATAGTATGTCCCCGAAGATTGATGATGGAGATTTAGTCCTTATCCAGCGTGAAGTAGACATTGAGGATGGAGATATTGTCGTAGCCGTGGTAGATCGGCAAGACGGCTTTATCAAACAAGTCCACTTTGAAGAGAATATCCTTACCCTGCACTCCTTCAACCCTTACTACCCTGATATGGTCTTTAGGGGGAACGAGATCAAGCAAGTTCGGTTTGTAGGTAAAGCCCGAGAGGTGAAGAGAATTCTATGAAGAAGTTCAAATTCCCTATTGACCTGTCCATGCTGACAGAGGAAGAGATCAATCAATTTCGAGAAGACCCTTCTACCTTGTTTCAGGGTGATACTGATGTGTGTCTTTACCTCCGGTTTAGTTCCGAACGGCAAAAGGAACAGTCCATTGAAGGACAGCTGCGGGATTGTATAGCCTACTGCAAGCGGAAAAACTACCGCATTGTAACTATCTATGTTGACCGGGCTATCACGGCTCGGAAAGATGTAGAGAAGCGAGTTCACTTCCAAGAGATGATTACGGCCAGCGTACACCAGACATGGAAACTGGTCATCGTCTGGAAACTTGACCGCTTTGCCAGAAACCGAGAAGACAGTGCGGTTTTCAAAATGAGGCTCAGGAAGAGCGGAGTTAAGGTTGAGTCCGCTACCGAAGGTATCTCTAAGAACCCGGAAGGTATCATCTTGGAAGCCGTCTTGGAGGGTATTGCCGAATACTACTCCGCTGACCTTTCGCAGAAGATCACCCGAGGCATGAGGGAGTCCGCTTTGAAATGTCATAGTATCGGTGGTCATGTTCCTCTTGGCTACAAGATTGAAGATCACAAACTGGTCATCAATCCTGATACCGCCCATATCGTCCAAGAGGCTTTTGAACTCTATGCCAATGGAGAAACCGTAGCCGATATTTGCCGTATGTTCAATGCCAAAGGCTACCGGACAGCCAAGGGAGCTGAATTCAACCGGAACAGTTTTAAGTCTATGTTTCGCAACAGAAGGTATATCGGAGTCTACCGCTACAAAGATTTTGAGAAGGAAGGGGGCGTTCCACCCATCATCGACAAGGATTTGTTTGAAACCGTCCAAAAACGGCTATCAGCGAACGCAGAAGCCCCGGCAAGGGGCAAGGCTAAGGTAGATTACCTCTTAGCCGGAAAACTGTTCTGCGGCCATTGTGGAGGCTCTATGAACGGGGAAAGCGGCACCAGTAAGACCGGAGCCGTACACAACTACTACGCCTGTTACACCCGGAAGCGTCAGCACTCTTGCGATAAGAAACCTCTCAGGAAAGAGTGGATTGAACAGATCGTGGCTCAGGACGCTATGGAACTGCTGACCGATGACGCTATTCAGGAAATGGCTGACATGGCGATCTCCCAGACAGAGAAAGACTTGCGAGAGAACACCCGAATTCCTGAACTGTCCGAAAGGATGAAGGAAACTGAGAGCGGCATTTCCAATATTACAAAGGCGGTAGAGAAAGGCATTGCCTCTGACGCTCTCATGAGCCGTCTGGTGGAATTGGAAAAGGAAAAGAAAAATCTTCTCCGGTTGATAGCCGAAGAAGAGAAGTATGTCTGTAAAATCGACAGAGATCAGATTGTCTATTGGCTTACCAAATTCAAGGACGGCAACATTGAGGACGAGAATTTCAAGCGGATTATCATTGACCTCATGGTGAACTCTGTAACGGTCTGGGACGAGCCTGACGGCTTCCGTATTACCACCGCATATAATCTAACCTCCTGTAAAAACAAGACTTTCCGAATACCCTCTTCTTCTGATAAGGGGTTCGGATTTGAGGGGTTAGAGTCCACCATTGAGCGCAAATCCGAACCCTGCTTTGTATGGGGGACGATTTTCGTTCAAACAAAAAGACACTCCTTGCCGTAAATGGCAGGGAGTGTCCTCTTTTTGCCTATTTCGGGGTTCGACTCTCCATTGAAAAAGTTCGACTTTCCAATGGGGTCAACCCTCTTCGCCGGTAAATCCGTTAGCCTTGGCACATCGAAGCGCCCCGAGTATCATGGTGTCCTGAGCCAAAGTTCTCTTCTTCAACTCATAGAGTGGGGTTCTCCGGTGGTCATCCCATTCAATGAGCTGTTTCTTATCATGGGTCACAACACCGACATACAGATTTATCAGCTTGTCCAATGTCAGGTCTGTCAGCACTTGCATTTTATCACCCCACAGCGTCATCCTCGGAAGACTTGTCCTTGATCTTGATACCAAACAACAGGGCCAATTCCACCGTCCACGCTGAGAACCATGCTACGGTCAGTTCCGATGAAATCATGTGGTCGTGGAAATTGGCAACCAGAACGGCCACGGTGTACCAGAACAGATTGAACATGGAGAAAACCGTGAAGAGGGTTCTCTTCTTGATTTTCTTCTTGGGCTTCTTGGCTACTCGCTTGCCGCTCATGATCTCAACCTCACTTCTTCAAGTAGGACGCAGACGCAAATCCGATATAGGTCACGCCATTGTAGGTGAACTTCACATACAGCCACTTCACGCCGCCTACCAGAGTGTAGTAGCCGTAGTTCTGGACCTTCGTGCCCTTGGGGATAGCCACCAGAACTTTGTTGTTCGTGCCAGCTGCATTCCGCACATTCAGGCCGCTTGCGGCGGTCACGATATAAGTTCCGGCCAGAGATTTGTCAAACCCGGTAGCCACACCGGTAGCCTTGACCTCCTTGGTGGAAGTAGAGGCCGTAGGAGTGTCTTTCTCGGGCGCAGGAGCCTCCGTCTGTCCGCTGTACTCCACATAAGGGATATGACCATGCTTCTTCCATGTCCGGGCGTTGTAGCCGCTCTTAGAGCCGATATTGGCAACAGCGGTGATCTGCACACAGTTCTTCCACTTGGGGGTACACTCGACAGCCAGACCGTCACCGATGTAGATACCGATATGGCCGGTAGTCCACACCACCTCACCGACTTCCATGCTGTCCCATCCGGTGGTAGAAGCGTCAGGGCACTTCTTAATCATGCTGTCTGCCCCAATATCGGGGACATTGTTGGAGGCATACTTGGCACCGCCATAGGTGGAGTTCTTATCGCCATTCCAGCCCCATAAGATACCCTTGATAAGACACACACAGTCAAAACCAAAGGTGTCCTCAGAAGCGGCGTTAATCATCTTCACCCGAGCCGCAGCTTTGTTGTAGAAGTGATTGGTGGTGTACCGCTTCTTATTGGCCGCAGTCATGGGGGCACCGAAGCACCCCATGACATACAGCGTCTTGTAGTTCTTCGCAATGTCAATGGCCTTGTTGACCAATTCAGTTGCTTTCATCATGGATTATTCCTCCTTCCCTGCACTGTCCAGCAGGTCTTGTGTGCGCTGGCTCTGAGTACCGAAGTAGAACGCAATGATGACCGCATAGATGGTCATGAAGTCCTGACTGATCTGATTGGTACACGCCATGTACGCAAACACAGCGGTAAGAGCCAGTGTCACCAGACTCTTGACGGACAGCAGAGTGGACAGACGCTTGATGATGTTTTCCATAATGTTCTCCTTTCTTGTTTGGTGAAGAATTTAGTGATAAATCCGCCACTACTGCAAACCATTGTGCCACAAGGGATTGAGGGCGATTTTACCGCCCATTTTTCATTTTTCGTGTATAAACTCCCTTATAGAACGCAATATATAGAGGACTTTACTGCAAAAGCCTTAGATTTATCACCAAACTCACCAAAATGCACTAAATTTGTTTTGTGGGTACACTAAATTATTTCAGTCAATCGGGCTTGTGGAACTCTTCTAAGTCAGAAATCCGGTGATTGATGACCTTAATTTGTTCCTCCACCACGGGCATTCGCTTGGCAAAATTGTTGTGTTCCCGGACTTCACGGGTCAACTCTTCCAGTTTGGTGTCCATAACGGCCTGAGTTTTACTGTTGGCGATCAAGACTCCCACCAGAGTAATCCCACCAGAAACAAGTGCGACAATGATAGCCTCCATTATCAGCCCTCCCACTTCTGCCAAGCTGCGGCGTAATCTCCGGGGCTATAAGCAGTCCCATTCGGGTCAATACACTCGTAGATATTCCCGTCCGTCCATACCATAAACTCTCCCTGGCGGTACATATCATGTGCGCCCTGGACAGGAACATAGGGACGGGCCGTGTCCGGGCTTTTGCCATGCAGAGGCCGGTTGAAGGTATACCATGCGGCATTTCCGGGAACAATGTCCGGGTACACCGCATTGTCGTAAGCCTGAAAACACTCCCAGGTCTGCTCCCATTCAGAGCCAAGGCCGTCCCCGGCATGGGTGTTGAAAATTTCTCCGACAGTGTGATTTCCCTTCACCCAATCGAGGTAAAGCCCGGAAGCCCTGATCTTCTGGTCATCGTCCTCAACCTGTTTCCCTTCCAGCATGAGCCGGGACATATAAATTGCACTGGACAGAGCGTTCAACATTTTCTCGTTCACAGAGATAACCCCCTCTCGATAGCCGCCGCAATAGCGTCCACATCGGCTTGTTCCGCCTTGCCTTTAAGAATGGCCTCCTGCTCCTTCTGGTAGGCAACCTCGCTGATCGTGGTCACGCTCACGGTTTCTTTCCCTTCCAGTTCGCTCCTACCCTCAATGTGGTACACAGACCCCTCGATCACAATGCCGTGGGCCTGTTCCTCTGTGCATAGGCCGAAGCACCCGTTGTTCTGCATTTTGACCCACACAGGGGTTGTCACCGTTGCCAGAGGTGTTCCATCTTTGAGAATTCGATACATTTCTTTCCCAGCCTTTCTTGTTCGGATAGAAGCCGAACATGGATTTGAAATACTGATTGGTGTTCTCTCGCACCTTAAAACTGTTTCCTCGCTTCATGTGCCCGTGATAACTCTCTACGGAACTCCGAATGTCCGCAACCGTCATCTCACCTCTTTCCCACTTTCCATGAAAGGTTCGCAGCTTACGCCGAATGATCTTGGTAGAGTCAGGGTTCATCTTCAAGACAACCTTGCCGCTCGGGGTAAGGATAAACTTGGTCTTCAACCACCGGTAGAAATCAGCCAGCGGGATAACCCGTGTTTTCTTCCAATTCAGCCGCAGACCTAACTTCCGGGTCATCTCTTCCAGCCCAAACATTCCTTCGGTTCTGAGAAAATCAATGTCCTCATGAATGGCATATCCATCGTCCATATACCGGGCGTAGCCTTTAATACGAAGTTTTTCCTTGAAATAGTGGTCAATCGGACTTGGAAGAAGCAGGGCATTTGTCTGAGAGATTTGACTTCCAAGCCCTAAACCCACTGGCCCAAAATCCGAAATGAAGCTATCATGCAGGGAACGCATACGGTCATCATGGAGCCGCCGCTTTGCTTCCGCAGCTAAGGGGTCATGTGGTGCTTCATCGAAATAACTCTTGAAGTCAAAAATCAGAATGCCACCGGCCAGACCATGTTTCCGATAGTGCTTTTGCAAGTGGCAGATCATACGCCGCAGGGCGAAGTCCATGCCACGGTGTTTCAAACTGGCCGAGTTGTCATAGATGAAAGAAGATGAATAAATCGGAACAATGCAGTAATCGCACAGGCACTTTTGCACGGCCCGTTCTGTGATATGGACAGAGCGGATATACCGTTTCTTACCACGCTCCATGATGGTAAACTCATGGAAGCCACGGTGGTAGAAATTACCCTCGTTCAGCGATCTCGCTGTCAGGGCAATGTTCGGGATGATATTGCCGATATAGCGTTGTGTGGAAGATTTCCAATAAACACCTTTACAGCACTTCTTTCCCGAAAGATATAGGTGTCGGAAAGAAAAGACCTCTTCAAAATCGCCACAGGCCATACTTCGCTTTCTACGAGCCTCTTCCCGTTTGGCCTTTCTTCTTTGATAACGGATTTCTCTTCTCTCCGCACTGGTCATGAAAAAGATTTCCCTCCGTACAGTATGATTGTTGGGTATGGGTTCTAACTGCGTAGTAATACCAGCCATGAAATGAGTTACCATACATCACTCACCATGCAAGAAGCGTCCGGCTGATTACATCGGAGTGCCCCTTTCGGGGAGGGCGCATTTCAAACGATGTGCCCGGAAGTTTTAGCCCATAGGCAGGGTACAAGTCCTCCCTCTGCAAAAGGTACTGATTTCACCCAATGGGGTTACTACGACTGACCTATACGAAGTTGCAGAGTCCGAAGGACACGCCATTAGAGTTGCTGGCGTTGTTATTGTTGGCATTGCCCGAGTTGTTCACATTGCAGAAGTTAGTCGTGTTGTCGCTATTAGGCGAACGCTCCCACCAGTTGTTCGCAGAACAGGCAAGGTTTTGCAGGACTTGACCCATATCCGAAAAACTAATCAGGAAGGTCTTTGTACCTTTTCCGATCAGATTTCTTCACGCTGGAAATTAGCTTGGCTTCATCTACGATATATTCTCCGAACTCCTGAATAGCGTGGTCAATCCATGGGTACTTTTCCGGATTTTGAAGAATAGCGTCATAGAGCAAGGCCAATTTCGGACTGAGGTTTTGAAGGGCAATATTGGCTCTGGTAAGACAGTCCCGGCGCATTTGCACTTCATGTTTGTTTGTGGGATAGATGTTATTGGCCGCTCTCACCTCGTCATGAACCGTGGAACACAGGTGCATGATCGGATAGAGAAGATAAGGGCCGTACCGCTTCGGTGCTTTCGTGACTACGGAGAAAGCGTGAAGTTCCAAGCGTCTTGCGGTTTCAATGAACTGCACATTACTTTCTCCCCTCATAAATTTTGGGACTGACATATTACCCTCCTACACCGCCCCTTCCGGGGCGGGATTTTTGTGGATGACAGATTAAACGCAGAAGCCGAAGGACACGCCATAAGAGTAGCTGGCGCCGCCATAGTCGGCAATGCCCGAGGCGTTCACATCGCAGAAGATAGTCGTGGTGCCGCTATAAGGCGAACGCTCCCACCAGTAGCTCGCAGAACCATTGACCTTTTTGATCGTGGTGTTTCCAGCGGCATAATACTCATACTGAGTACCTTCACCAGCAAAAGAGTAGGTGGTAGCACCAAAAATCTCAATCTCAGACAGCAGGAACAACTTGTCCTGAGTAGTCTGGATAGAAGAGGACTGATTGCCAGCGGAAGTCCGCTTGTTGACCGTCTTAATAACATTTCGCAGAGCTGCGGGTAACTGACTCAGGTAGGTACTCATTCGAGTACGCATGGCAGAATTGTTCCAGCCACCGGCGTTCGTGTTAGAACTGTTCATGTTTGCAGTCTGATTGAGGCAGTCTACCAGCTGGAATGTGATACCGGCCATACCACCCGAAGTCAACTGGTCATGGTCAAAGCCGATGATCTGTACCTTGTAGTTCGTGCCGTTAATGCTGACGGTCTTCTGATCGCCCACGGAGAAATAATTCTTGGCCTGTCCGAACTGAGAACACAGAGCGATTTCAGACCAATCGGTTTGCTCCAAGGTGCCCGTGATATTGAAGGGGTAGACATAGACAATACCAATGACTTCCAGCGTGTAGGTCTTAGTCTTTTGAGAGCCGCCGTAGGTGTACTGGATAGACCAATCGCCAAGTTCAGCAGGATAGAGGACTGCTTCTCCACCAGAAGCCACAGCAGAAAGCACGGTGTCACCCTTAGTCATGGTAACGGTGGTGCCGTTATCGGCGTAGACATGGCACTCAGCGGGAGAACCTTTCTGGCTCAGAGCGTAGAGTGCGTCATTCACCGTGGGGTCAGCCCCATCCAGTTCCAGTGCCGCTTTCGTGGTATCGTCCAGCAGATTTGCCTTGCTCAGAGGTGTTCCCACCACATCACAACCGGCGTTTGCTCCGGTGGTGTCGGTGTTCAGAACAACATCTAAGTAGCCGTTTCCGGCGATAAGCTGTTGCCTCCATTCCTCGAAGGTAGCGGGCATATCGGAAGGTGCCCGAATGATACTGGACTTTCCATTGCCCTTGATGGTGGTGTCTTTCATAGCGTTTCATGTTCCTCCTTTTTATTGTCCGCAGTACCGAACCCCCGTGTAGGGGAAGGGAGCGGTTGTTTGCGTCACTCTACTGTCGATCATGAAAAGCAACTGCTCAATGTCATTTGCCAGTTGATAGGTCATGTAGTCCATAGACCCAGGGACAGAAGGGGCATTTGCCGGTAGATTGAGTTTGGCTCTCAGTTTGGTCAGACAGGTCAGAAGATTGGAAATCTGACTCTGCGTGGGCCAATCTCCCACCGCCCAATCCACCTTCGGGATAATGCTGTCATCGTAGATAGCCAAATCCTTCATCCGCTCCACCAGATAGGAGATTGCCTCCCCAATCCGGTTGAAATCGGTGTAGTTGTAAGCCCCTTTCATTCCGGCCATGTATTCTGTCTGTTCCTCCGAGGTGAGGGCGGAAAGCCCTCCCCCGGTCAGGATTTTGTTTTTCAGTTCAAATACACGGTCAACATCGGCTTGGGTTCTGTCGAAAATCAGATTATCAATTACACTCATATCAAGCCTTTCACCGTCATCTTTCCGCTCAGAGAGCCGTCAAAAGTGATTTCGTCCACCAAGATCAGAGCGTCCATCTCGTCAGTGTAAAGGGTCTGCAAACCGATAATGTCACCCACTTCCATTTCCGGGTTGCCCCGGTAATTGGCCTCATAGGTGTTCCGCATTTGCAGATAACTCTTTACATGATTAGCAAGAGCCTGACACATCGTATCATTGGTGATAAGGGGGTTTTCCTCCTTGTCGATCTCGCCGGACTGAGCTACGGGGTAGGAAACGACCACCGAATTCTCAGTCAGTGTTTTGCCTGTGATCGTTACGGTCTTAGTGCCGGAGGATAACACTAAGTCCGCAGCTCTGGCGTAGATATTGGAAGATACTAATGTCCCACCAGATACGGAAATTTGAACATCTTGTGCAAGACCAGAGAACTCAACATGAAGCTCAGTTTCGGTGGTCGTTCCCTCAAATAGTGTGGAAGCGTCATTGGAGGCCGTGTAGGAGTACCGGGCTACGGAAACGGACTTCAATTCATCAATTTTGGAAATCTTCTGACTGTTCTCCCCAATAGAGGTGAAGTCCAGAGTGAAGTCAGTTTCTCGGTAGTAAACCTTAGTGACTCTGGCTCTCCGATAGGGTAAGTTCCCGATCATGGTCACTTCAATTTTGGTACACTCGATTGCCAGATTGGAGGACACATACACTTCCACGGAGTCAATAGCTGCGGTCTGGGTATCAAGCAGAGTATCATCGTGGTAATATTTCACCTGAACCGCACCGGGAAATTCATTGAGTACCGTATCAAAGCGAATTGCCAAGACCGGGAGATCGTGAGGCACATCGAAGGTCTTTGTAAAGACCGGGGGATTTGTGAAAGACCCGTCCGCTCCGGTCATGGCCTCACTGATATAACCTCTCTGACCGGCATTGCTGTCGGGAAGAATGATCTGACTGTCACCACCCAGCGTCCACCGGTTCAACTCGAAAGTGGCGTAGGTATTCTCTGCTGTGTTGCCCTTGTCCACCGTGTCCCACTCACTGAACCAAACATGGCCGTTATCAGCCCATACGCCGTTGTATATGCCGATGACCGTGACTCCGAATGGTCTAATATGGATAATGTTGTCATCGTCCGTATAGAGGCGGCAACAGGCCGCATGAGCGATAAGCTGCAAGCAGTTCATGTGAGTGTCGATGGGAAGAGCCGCCGTGGTAAACATATCCTTTAGAGCGTTATCAATCTCCCAGGGATTTTCACCTTGCTCCGTCAGGGTCAATCCTGCGTCCAGAAGAACTTCCTGCGCCATGTCGTAAAGGCTCTTGGAACCGAGTTTGCTCTTATAGAAGGTTCCGGTCAGACTCCCGATCAGCCCGGTTCCGTTGAAGGTGGCCTGATTGTTTTGTGCGCTGGGCTTGGCATTCAGAACATAATTGTCTGGCTTTATCCATTCCACAGAGCCGTCCGGCAACTCATAGCCGAATTGAATTTCAATGGGAGAATTCTTATCCACATAGGCATAGATACCAGCCGGGTTGTCGGGGTCGTACTTGTGTTCATAATCCAAGATCGTGAACTGCATTGTTTCTGTCGGCAACCTCCGGCTCAGAGGGTCAACATCATGTTTCTGCTGAGTGGAAACAATATCCTTGTTCACGAACTGGACATTTAGGCCGTAAAGTACATTCTCCAATCTGGGTCTGCGATAGGGTAAGCACCGGTCAAAGGTGATTGTCACCTTGTCTACCTCCGTGGCCGTGGTGCTGATCGTGGTCTGGACACTGGTAATAGAAACCGTCTGAGTATCAACGACAGCACCGTTCAGGTAGAAATCTGCGGTGACTTCAAGCGGCCATTCCTGCTGTCTGGTGTCGAAGGTCAGGGTTAAACCGGGGAAGATATGCTTCAAGGAAAACTCTCGTGTAATGACCGGAGGGGTAGTGAAATTCCCCTCTGCGTCACTCATGAGGCTCGAAATAAAGCCGTCTTGCACATCTTCCCCGGTAGGGACAAGCAGACTCTTTCCGTCCAAAGCCCAGCGGTTCAACTCTAAAGACACATAGGTATCTCCATACTGGTAAGCATAATCCACCGTTTCAAACTCGGAGATACTTGCCGCACCATTGCTTTCCCACTCACCGTCCGTAGCTGCGGTAGTGTCTACATTGCCGAAGGTGATACGGACATAGGAACGGTTTCGGAGCATGGCTTTCATGCTGGCCTTATAAGCATTGCTGACTGACTTCATGCTCCCATTCCTCCTTAAAGCGGTTCGCCACAGTCAATGAGATTGACTTTACAGTTAATGTAGTCAAGGGGTAATTGCGTTACAGGGTCAAGGTGGAATGGCTCTGCGGTGCGATCTCCGGGGTACATCTTCCGGGTAGTCCATGTGTTGTTCACCATGTCCGGGTAACTGACCGTTACATAGAAATTGGAGAACTCTTTCAAAATAGCCGACCACTGTTCCGCAGTCAGATAAGCCCATTCCAAATTGTTTAACTTCTGCTGTTCACGGCCTACTACCTGTCCTACCACCACGGCATTTGCATTTCGGGCGGAGTCCACTATGGTAGCAACCATCATTTCTAAGCCCCTTCGGGGGCAGGGATAATCACGACCATTGATCTTGATGAAAGAAGCCATATATCCCTACCCCCTTAGTAAGCGTTCGAGAATGCTCCGCTGTTCACACGGACACCTCTGTTTCTGCTGTATCGGTCATAAGACCGTCCAATCACATCATCACCGATGGACACCGACAAATCCTTGTCCTCAATGATGTTCATGAGTGCATAGATAGCGGCGATCACGCCATCATTGGCATTCGCCACACCAGCGGAGATACCTTCCACAATCTGGTCATTATTGGCTACCGCCGTCCGATTGCCAATGGCACCGACCATCTCAGCCCCGGCCTCCCGAGCGATAAAGAGCTGACCTTCATCAACGAAACCACCCTGAGCCATATACTGAATTCTGTCGAGCTGGATTTCACTGAAATAACTAAGGCTGATACCGGTAATCCACGCCACCGCATTGATCGAACGAATAACATCGTTCAGAGCGGAAATGGCATTGTTCATGCCCTTTTCCATGACGGTCAAGACACTGTTCCACTGGATGATCGTAGTGTTCGTCATGCCTCTCCACATGGAATACCATGCACTGGAAAATTCGGTTTCAAAAGTGGTGTAACCGGTCATAAACTCAGTCTGCCAAGTAGTCCAAGTGGTAGTCATCTGCGTCCACATCGTAGACCACTTTGTAGTAGTCTGCGTGGAGAATGTGGTCAAACTGGCTTGGAAGGTGGTACTGAATGTGTTCCACCCGGTAGTCATCTGCGTCCACCCGGTAGACCAACCAGTTTGAAGGGTGGTCATCGTAGTAGTCCAAGTGGTAGTCAGGGTAGTCCATGTGGTGGTCAGGTAAGTGCTGATCGTTGTCCACTGAGTAATAGTCACAGTGTAGATGTTCAGCCAAGCCGTAGTAGTCTGGGTCTGAATAGTAGTTAGCATGGTAGTGTAGGTCAACTGAATGCCATTTGTGATTGTGGCGAAACTCTCATTCAGCAAAGCGGCCTGACTATTCATGCCGGACGCAAAACCCGTAACCAGATTTACGCCTACCTCCTGCATATTGACAAACATAGCCCCGGACAGAACCACGGCCTCTCTGTCATTCAGCAGGCTTTCCAGCTGGTCAATAAGAGCGGAATACTGAGTTACCAAAGACACCGCCTGACGCAGTTCCGGTACAGCAATCACCAGCTGCGCATTCAGGTTTGCGGTGTCCGTAGCAATATCGGCCACATCATCCGCAAAATCCCCAATGGGGTTTCCTGCAAACAACTGCTGGAACCCGCTTACAATGCTGTCCCAAGTGATACCGCCCATTGAGTCAGTGTAAGAACCGATCTCTCCGGCAAAGGTAGACATGAAATCCACGAAGTTAGACATATTCACCGTGAGAGCCGGGAGAACCCCGTTCACTCTGGTCAATGCCGGAGCGAGATTAAAAGTCAATTCGTCTGCCACGCTGACAAGGCTTGCGGTAAAGGCAACGAATGCCGCCGCCAACTCTACCAGAATGGCAGTACCAAGACCAACGGCCACCGGGAGAAGACCCGCGCTGGCAACCGTAGCCGCACCCAGAGCCGCAGTCACTACACCAATGCCAACCAGAAGCCCGGTACCAACACCGATACCGGTAGCAATCGTTTCTCCGTTGTCGATGACGGGTTGCCATGCCTGACCGATCTCGTCAAGACCCTTGCCAATAGCCCAGACCTCTACGACAAATAGGCCGGTAGCAACACCCAACTCCAAAAGGATAGCCGTACCAAGACCGACATTGGTAGCAATGGCTACACCACCAGTTCCAAGGGCATAGGTGGCAAGGCCAACACCGATCAGGAGGTTAGTTCCGAGGAAGATAGCCGTAGCAACTGTTTCGCCATTCTCAATGACCGGCTCCCAAGCCTTACCAACCTGATCTAACTCAACACCGAGAATAGCGATTGCTCCAACAATTAGGACTGCCGCCGCAGCTACTTCGGCCACTACGACAAGACCCCAACCGAGGCTCTGTGCAAGGCTTTTCAGTGTACCATTAAGGCCACCACCCGCACTGTTACCCATGGCATTTGTCACTTCCTGCAAAGCGGTAGAAGCACTGGTAACAGCTTTTCCCGCACCGATCTTGGAAGTGATTTGATTGATTGTGCCAATGGCGGTCAAGAACCCGCCTACCGTCAGAAGGAGGCCAGCGGCCAACTCTACCTTATCGACTCCACTCCAATCCCCGGTACGAAAAGCCTCCATAACATCAGCCAAATTCCGCACAATCAGGGTAATGCCGGTAAGAGCCAATCCGCCCCCGGTCAGGACAGGGTTATTGGTCAGAAGACCAATGCCGCTCAGGAAGATACCGAGATTTCTGACAAGATTTGTGGCGTTGTCGAAATTAACACCGTTATTGACCATATCAGAAATGCTCGATACGATACCGCTCAGGCCAGAGATAACCAGAGAAGCACCGGCCAGTTTTACATTTCCGAGAGCCAAGAACGCTACGCCAAGCCCCTCAGCGAAACCGCTGATTAACTGCGTGACATTCGTGAGATTGGGGCCGTTATCCAAAATATCCTCAATGGCTTCCTTGATCTTGTCCCATCCGTCTAAGAACAGGCCAAGGCCGGTAATTGCGAAAGTAATGCTGTATAGCAGGTTCTTCCCCTTCAAACCCTTCACGGTATTAAAGAGGCCGAGAATTCCATTCGCAACCTTCCATTGCAACATAGCCGTTCCGATAGCCGCTACGGTTTCCAAAATCTCAGCCATATTGTCTTTGACCCAAGTAACAAAAGGCTCCATCTTGGCCCTGATTTCGTCAATCCGGGTGGAAACTGCGTCACCGAGGAAGTCATACTCAGGAAGTTCAAAATCAAAGCCGTTACCGCCTCCGGCCCCAACACCGGAACCGGCACTTCCACTATCAGGAGAGAATACATTCAGTTCATCAAACCCAGCGGTGTACTGCTTCAACTTCTTAGCCGCTCCAGCAGCTTCATCAAGACTGTCGGCCATATTACCGGCTCCACTGGCTCCCGCCGTGATACCGGAGTAATCAACCTCAGTCAACTCAAAACCAAACAGGGAAGCGATTGCGTCAGCGATCTCCCGAATAACCTGAACCACAGCGATAGCGTATGGAAGGATAGCATTCAGGGCCGGGATGAAGATATTTCCGATAGACCGTGCCGCCATGTTAAACTGAGCCGACAGAACACGAAGCTGATTGGCAGGAGCTTCCAAAGTTCTTGCCAAATCCCCCTGGGCGGTAGTCACCTGAGTCATGATTGCGTAGTATCGCAACTCTGCCTTTTCAGCCTGAGTCATGGACTGGACGCTTTTATCAATTCCAAGGGACAAAGCGGTTGCTTCCAATCTTGCCTGAGAGAGATCATAACCAAGACGGCGTAACGGCTCTAACTCACCAGAGATACCGGACTGTAACTTCTGCATAGCGTCTTCAACAGAAATGTTGAAAAAGGAAGACAGATCATAGCCCAGTTGAGTCAGGTTCTTACTCATAAGGGCCGCTCTCTCCGCAGTGTCACCAAAACCGGTCAGAAGGGTATTGAATACACCCTGATTTCTAATCCAGTCAGATAGGTCAATACCCAGAACTTCACTTACGGTCTGCCCGTAGTCAAAGGCTTCCTGAGCATATTCGCCCATAGCCACAGTGAACAGGTTTAAGTTCTCCTGATATTCATTGGACTTGGTGATAGCCGTACCGATCATAGAAGCCAACCGGCTCAGGCCATAAATCATCGTGCCGAATTTCAGGCCGTTTGCAACCTTACCCCATGCACTGGTACTATTGGTAGCCCGTCTGACGGTATTGTTGTACTGCTCTGTGCTTCTAATCAGCCTTTGAATTCTCGAAGGAAATGCGGAGAAGCCATTGGACACCTTCTGCATTTCATCTGCAAAGGGCTTCATAGCTGCGGCCAGTTCCTTCATCTGCTGGGTAAACTTATCAATGTCAGCCTTTTCCAGTTCCTCAATCACGGTGGGAAGCTTTTTAAGTTGATTGATGAAGGTGGTCATATTGGCCTTACCCAACTCAGACAGGGGACGCAGGCCATCAGCAAGGGTTCTGAGCTTATCGCCGTCCGTCCACCGGACATTTGCCAGAGCCGCATTCAGGGCGTTTAACTGATTGGCAATGGAACTGGAAATCTTAATGTTCTTGGCCGACTCCAAGGCTTTCAGACCCGTAGCGATCTGAGTCAACTTCTTAGACACATCTCCGCTATTCAGACCGGAAAGGGCATTCTTCAATTCCCGAATACTCTTACTGGTAGCATTCAGGCCGGTAACACTGGCACCAGTAGCACCCTTCAAACCGCTCAGAGCCTTTTTGAGATTGTTAATCCCGGAAACAGCACCTTCACTGTTCTCCTGAATTTGAAACTCTAAGCCCTGAATTTCAACATTATCGGCCATTTACTCCACCACCTTTCCCCTGAAATTTCTTGTTGAACGACATTGCGAACATCTGCATATAGGCTTTTGCCTTATCGTCCTGTTTCTTTTCCTTGGTCTTCTCTACCTTCTTGTCCTGCCTCACATTCAATTCAAAGGGTTGCTCAGGATAGGGTTGAGGCTTTGCGCCCTTCTTCGCAAAGGCACGAAGGATGGGGGCCAAATTGCCTACTGCCTGATAGACATACATTCCTTGCAACCATGCGTCTTGATTTTTCAAATCCTGACGAATACGAGCCGCTTTCCGGTAATATTTCACCAGATTACAGTCCATCTCCCAGAACTGCTCGTAGGTCATTCCGATAGCAAGATAGTAGGGGAAGACCTGATAGAACTTTTCCGTGTAAGCGAAACGGGGAGCGGGGCGATTGCCGCCACCGCCCCCCGGTCTGCTGGACAGCGACCCGCTTACCAGTTCGCCGTCCAGTCCATGTTTCCCTCGTCATCACCATTCTGCTCAGGCTCTTCCATGAGGGACAGAATGGGTTCGTTATACATCTCCACCAGCTTAGGCAGAAGCTCGTCTTTACGGGGCAGACGGGCATAAATGCGGTCAACCACATCTTTCTTAACCCAGCGGTGATGTGCAAGGAACGCACCAGCAAACAGCGCAGGAAGCATGGTCATGGGCTTGCGGTCAACATCGTCCGCAATGAAGCCCTGCTTCTCCATGATCTCAACGGTTTTGCGGGTGTATTCCAGCGTATAACTCTCGCCGGAAACGGGGTCTTTAATTGTCAGTGTCTTAGCCATGATAAATCCTCCTTATCATTCAGGCCGATTGTGATTACTCAGCAGAGAAAGTGATCGGGGTGGAAGGGGCAATGGAGATGTTCATGTCCACAACCTCATTCACACCGCCGCCCACGGGATAGACGGACAACTGACCGTCAAACTCGAACTTGCCGTTAGAGCCATCGGGAGTCACAACACCGCCGCTCTCCTGACCACCAAACCAGACAGCGTAACTATTGGTCTTACCTTCCAGAGCCTTGAGCTTCTGAAAATCGGTCATATCATAGTTAGCGGTAAAGGACAGACCATCGAGGGACTGAATACCGGCGATATAGGTCTGCATATTGTCAGACAGCGTGGTAGTTTCCAGCATTTCAGGCTCACCGCCCAGATCAGGAAACTCCTTAATGTCAACCAGTTTTTCATAAGTGTCAGGCTCGGTGCCCTTCTTCATAAGGAAGACCTTGTAGGTGCTAATTGCCATTTCTGTTACCTCCTGTAAAGATTTACACCATCCGTTTCAGCCCGATACCGGGCCACCAGACGGTAAATTGTTGCGTTCTCTAAATTGGGAACCGGGGAAAGGGAAATGCGAGTGAAGTTGCGCCGGTACATCAGATCATCAATGACCTTCATAATGCTCCGACACTGTGCCTTTTTCCCGGAAGACTTATTGGAGTAGACATTTACCTCATACATGATCGTGGCATACTCTTCGCTGTCACTGGTACTCAGGTGAGTCAGTGTGGGGTAATTGTCCTGCTCCACAATGCTTACATGGGGAAAGGCGGAAGGGGCTTTGACATATTCCCCGCTTGTGTCAATACCCGGAAAGGCTTCCCGAAGGGTTTCGGCAATCGGTGTATAAATCTGATTTTCCACATCAATCATCGAAACACCTCCTGAGCCAAGCGGGGTAAAATCCCTTCTAAATGCTTTACGGTTTCATACATGGACATATTGGCCGGGTTGCCGTGCGTGAGGACTACGGTATTCCCGTTCGGCTTGGTGAACTCAACGCCATTCGTACCGGCTTCACCGTAGTAACCCCATGTCTGTTGCTTACCATGACCGGCTCCATACTCTCCACGGCGCATACCGTGTTCCGCAGCTTCCGGGTGATTGTCTGGGTAAACAACACCTGTTCCGAATTCAATGAAAAGGACAGAGGCACCAACAGCGACAATCGCTCTGGCTCCGGTTGCCCTTTGCTCAACAGACACAGAAACATCATTCGTTCCGTCATATTTCGCTTTCGCAAAATTGGCCGAAGCGACAGACAATCCCTCTTGCGCCAGCCGATCAAGCAGAAGGTTCGCTCGGGTTTTCAACCAATTCTGGTAGCGTTCAAGCTCCCGAATGGCATTATCAATCCCGGCCACAGATAGAGGTACTTTAATCGTCTTCACGATACCGTCACCTTGCTTATAGCGTAGGAGATGGAATTTAGACTCTTAGCCACACGCCGCACGATGTAGTCATAGAGGGGATTATCGTCAGCGTCATATTCCGGCTCTTTATCAACAAACAGCACGGTATTTTCATCAATGGGGCAAGAGAGATCATCAGTGACAATCACCTTGTCATAGGAGATGAAATTGCCAAACTGCTCCACCTGAGCCGAACCGGTAGCCGCCGACACATTATCCCGCCGCTGAACAGCGGCCTTGTAGACTACACGGCTATCTCCTGTTTCATTGCCGTCCTCGTCCCGAACCGGTTCTTTCTTGTCATAAAGCAAGTACCAATAGGACGATTTATTACGCTCCATGATCTTCATGAGGTCGAGTCCCCCTTGATAACGCTGGCAAAGGGAACAATCTCACGCAACAGGGTAGGCGGTACATCTCCGTCCTCATAAGACCGAGAAATACCGTTTTCACTGTGCGCCGTTTCTCCCTCCGCACCACGCTTATTCACAAGGTAAACTGCGATCTCTACCTGATTGAAGTCATATCGGGGCGGAACGGCGGTCACGGTATCGTCAAAGGGGTAAGCCCTCCGGCAAACCTTATTTGCGGCGATAGAAAGGTAGACAGAAAGCATGGCTTCATCTGTTTCGCCGGTCATGGTCTTCAACATGGACAGTTTTTCAGCGTCAGTCATGATTTCTGTCACTCCTTTCCATCAGAATTTCTCTTTAACCCGCAGAACCACCGGGGAAGTCAGCCGCATTCGCCACATACACGCTACGGCTGTAAGTGGGAGCGGTGAACTCGGTAGAGATACCGGTAAACTTGCCGTGATACCACTCGGGGCCGTGGTCAAGGCCGATCTGACCGAAGAGCTGATACTTCTCACCGGCACCAACCTTGGCAAGAGGCTCCAAGAAGAAGTTACCCTTACCGGGAACAGGCTGATAAACGGGAGCGATCACATTCAGGTTCAGAAGCAGGGCCGTACCAGCAGGAAGACACTCGCCAAGGTACAGGTAGACAACACCGATGGGAGTAACCACACTGGACAGAGCGATACCATTGATCTCCCGAGCGGCGGGAACCACAGTAAGACCGTTCTGCACAGCGTCAGCGTTGACCTGAAACAGAGTCACAGCGTCACACCACAGGCACAGGCCATCGGTGGGGGCATTGGCCCCATAAACTTTCTTCACCATGTCGGCAATATCCCACAGACCAAGGGGCTTGCTTGCCATAGCGGTGACATTGGTAGTAATAGCCTCCACCAGTCCACGGGTCTTGTTCACAGTAGCGTCAGAGGTGGCCTTATTGTAAGTTCCCTGAATGAAGGTGAACTCAATGTCCCGGTTAACCTTCTGCATTTTAGCTGCAACCTGAAAGTCCAGCTCATTGATCGGGTTAGCCTGCTGACCTGCCACATTCAGACCGCTCAGAGTACCCATATTGGACTGCTTGGCATAGGAAATACCTACGGACTCCTGAAAAATCTGAGTCACATTGGTCTTCTGAGTCCGAGTGACAACGGTAGCGTCAGGGGCAGTCAGGGAGGCGGTTTCGCTGATAGCAGGCTGTGTGCCTCCGCCAGTGGTGTACTCCTGACCGGTCACGAACTCAACATGATTGGTGGTCTTCGCCCTGCCGCCGATAATGGAGGACAGGGGACAACGGGTATTGCCCTTATTGAAGAGCATACCGGAGTAGTTCAATACTCCAAAACTGGTAGCCAGAGTATCTGCCATAAGTCATTCTCCTTTACTCTCACGATTTGTTCTGTTCAGCCTCTTCCTGCGCTCTCAGGCGGTTGTAGTAGGCAACAGCGGCCAGATCACCGTTCTTCTGCGCCTCTTCAATCTTCTTGTCGTAGTCAATCGCACCGCCACCAGAACCAGCACCGGGAGTAGGCTTAGGGGTCTTCTTCAAAGCGTCAGCTTTGACCTTCTTCGCATACTCTTCGAGGAACTTGCTCTGATTGGCAAAGACCTTAGCACTGTCACCATCGGCAAGAGCCTGAGCGGTTTCCTCAGCCAGAGCTTCATCGTAGCCCTGAGCAACGAACTTGGCCTTATACTCCGAAACGGTCTTGCCCTTACGGAGATCGGCAAGTTCCTGTTCCATCTGAGCCAGCTTGTCAGCGTCCTCCTGCTTCTTCTTTTCCTCTTCGGACAGAAGAGCATTGTGCTTACGCTTCCACTCAGCGGCCTCAGAATTGGCCTTGGAAAGAGCGTTCTTCTGCTTTTCCAGCTCTGCGGCATTATCCTCGTACTCATACCCCTCCAAGGCGGCGAATTTCTGTTCCGGGGTCATATCCGCATATCCTTCGATCTTACTGGTGTCAATCTTTGCCATAACAAATACCTCCTGCGTTTAACAAGGCTGTTCCCTCAGCACTATTTTCCGTTTTTGGTAGGGTTTTCTCCCTTTTGCGTTTTTAGGTCTTCACTGACCATTTCAAGCCTTGCGGCATTAAAATCAAAAACAAAACGGGCTATCGGCAAGAGCGTTTCCACTCTCACCAATAGCCCGTAATGGCTGTTACCGTTATCTCGCTATAACGGCCTCATATTTCTTTTTACTGGCTGTTTCCCAAATAACCACTTTCCCGTTTCTGACAGCAAGTTCAACGCCCTTACCACGGGAAAGGATTTCATTCATCGTCCGAACTGCCTCCGGTGTCACCAGAGCCGGACTTTTGACCTCCGGGTTCATTTCCGCTATCCCCTCCATTCGGGTTCTGCTTGGAGGCAAGTTCCATGGCTTTCTTTTCCTGCTCCTTTGCGTACTCCATGCTCATGTTGTAAGCAATCTGCGGGTCAGTGAACATACCGCAATGGGTAAAGGCAAGCTGCGGAGCGATCTTCGAGTTGTTCAACATAGCAATCAGAACATTAGCCTTTTCGGTAATGTTCTCATAATTGCGGCGGGTAAAACGGATTTCAACCGCCGACAACTTTAGCTCTAAAGCCCCGAGATCACTACAAATACCGAGTAACAGTTTTAAGAATTCCTTCTCGGACTTCTTGAACATCAACTCGCTATCCTTGGCCCTGGCCTCTGCCGCAGACCAGCCATCACGCATGATGACCGCAGAACCGGTATCACTGGTGGAAGAACCACCATTGCGGTTCGGCATTCCACAAATCGTCAGAACGGTATCATACATATCGTCCATCAAGGTTTGTGTCTGGCTCTGATTTAACTCGGCGGTCAAATACTCGATTTCCGCCTTAAAGGAGGGGTCAATATCCTTGAACTTGATTGCGCCCTCTTCCCGTAGCTCCTTGTAATCCTCAGAACTAATGTCTACATTGTGGAAGAGCATAAGGGCCTGAATGAACTGCTCTACGCCGTCCAGACGGTTAGACTCTACCGTGTTGATAGCGTCCAGAAGGGGAAGCACGATCTCGAATGCACCCAGACGAGAGTTATTCGCCGGATATTCGATAATAGGAATACCCAAAATCTGCTCTTCACTTCTCCGAATATCCCAGGTGTTCGTGATCTCGAAAAAGTGATTATGGGTGTAGCAACTGAACAGGAGAGTGCCATCTTCCAGCAGAACATACTTCACACCCATCTTGGCCGGATTTCCCAGAGAGGTACTATACACCACAAAGGAATACCGGGGGTCAAGGGTGAAAATCTCTGCGGGGCATTCGTCCTCTTCCACATTGGCCTCCCCATCGGGTAGAACCATGCGGTAAGAAGTACCGGCAATGTGCGACCAGTCAGCCAGTTCCTTATCCTTGGCCGCTTTATCCTCAGAGAGCATATAATCGTTCAGTCTGGTCACGCTATCGGTAACGGCTTTATCGTCACCACGGGCAACATACTGAACCGGCTCACCCATCAGATAGCCAACCTTGAAGGAAACAATTTCATTGGCCCGGTTCTCAACCACAGTATTGTTGATTTCAGGCCGAATTTCTTTCCTTCGGTAAAGAATGGGCTGATCTCCCTTGTAATACCGGTAGAGATAGTCAATCTCGGCCCGGTTTTGAAGGTGAATGGTAAGTGCCTTTTGCAGAACACTCACGACATTCCCATCTGTGATTTCCTCCACATCGGTATAAATCACTCTACGACCACACAGAGGCTTCATTCCGCAAAGACACCTCCCCTCTACCTACTTCATCACTGTTCATTATATCGAATACTCCAATGCTTGTCAATGCCAAATCTTTTAGAATACCATTGGAGAGTACGAAAGTCAAAAATTTTTTCAACAGGGCCGCTTGAACACCTCGATTTTACTCCCGGTCAACATACGAATTTCATTCTCCAACAGAGCTAAGGAGTCAGGAGCGTCATCATGAGGCACCTTTCCGCTTCTGGTGTAAGTGGTCAATTCCTTCATGAAATTCCAATACTGGCTCCCACGCTTATAGGTGGAAGGGTGTTTGAAGTAGAAATTCTTCTTGATGTTGTCGGAGGCAAATTCAATCCGGGTCTGCTTGTTTGAAATCGTTCTCTTTGTCCGAATACCAATCGAATACCCGTGCTGGCGAATGATCTCCGCTACATCTCTGGCATAATATTGACCGGCATTGTTCGCTTCAAAGGTAGCAGAGGCAACCTTATTCGAGATCAGGCACTTGGCACATTCGGGTTTTGTCACCTCAGCCGGAGCGTCATCAAAGACCACATCGACAATATAGACCTCAGTACCATAAATGACCGCAACCGGCATAGAAGTAGAGTCAGAACCGCTTTCGGCGGTATCACCTACGGCAATAATGGTGTCCGGTTCCCGATCAGGAGGTAACTCGAAGAAATAATTCAGTTCGTCCTTGTTGAACAGAAGACCCTTGGCCTCAAAAGGCTGTTGCTGGAATTCGCTTTCAAACTGCTCCGCAGACAAAAGTTCTCTCTGCTCCCGGAAATAGGCCGTGGTAAACACCTTCTGCCCCTCACGCTCATACTCATAATTGCTTTCGTCAGTGATCGGGTCAAGAGCCGGGATTTCAATAGCTCTCCAAGACCAACCCTCTCTCTGAGCGTGTTCCTGAATACGGCCAATGGGGTCATAGATGGAGTACCGAGTACCGGTGAAGACCATGGGAGTACCTTCAATAGCACGGCCCATAATATCACCGGAGATCACTTCCCATTTATCATCAAGCCGCTGGCGGTTCTTCGCCTCTTCACGGCCCTCCACACAGTCATCAAGGTAGAGAACATTGGTGGCCTCGGACAAACCTACTTGTCGAGCGTCAATGGAACGACACATGATGGTAGGGAACCGGGACTTGGATTTCAGATTGATAATCTTAGTGTCTGCTCCGGTTTGAACCAACCGGGCTTCGGGAAACACATCGTAGAACAAGTATTCATTGGGGGTGGTCAAGTATTCCAGACACCCGTTGTAGAAACTCTTCACAAGGTCATCTCCGGTTCCTTCCATCAAGGTTGACCGGTCAGGGTATTTCCCGGAGAGCATATTGACAAAATTGATACCAGTTTGTGACTTACCCGCTCTTTTCGGCATGGATATTGTCAAAAGACGCAGTTTTCCATCAAGTACATCTTGGAACCCCTGCACCATGGGTTTCAGGTAGTGCCGCCTGGGGGCATAGAACCGCTTCTCCGGCTTCCGGTCAAGTTCGATATAGGTCATGAAAGCGTCAAACTTATAGGGAGCGTCAAAGAGAAGACTCTTCCGCCACGCCTCATAGAATTTGTCCGCCTCTTTCGGGGAAACACGGTGTAGCTGTCTGGCACAGAGCCGCCGCAGCTCACCATTCAAGCCGTGTGCTCTCTGAAAATCCTCTTCCTCCCATTGACGGCACAGAGATAACAGGTCAAGGTAAGCCGTGTGGTCATTGGGTTTGTTTTCGATATATCTCTGAATACCGTCTGCGATCTTACGATAATCCATAAAATATCACCTCAAATCGCTCCTGCCGCTCGAAAGGCCGCATAAATCTTAGGGGCTTGACAAGCGAACCAGTCTACCATTTCCTCATTCTGCGCCCACTCGCTGTTCTCGGCCAAACCGCTCTCAAATAAAAATGCGTGAACAATCTCATGCCGGATATTTTTCTTCTCCTGTATCTCCAACCGGCCTTTTTCTCCCTGCTGACCCCTTTTATAATTCTCCACCACGATCTCTTTCGTAGTTTCGTCACAAAAACCGTCACACCCTTCAAGCCTTGGCTCGGCCTGTTCAGTGACAAGGTTGACTGTGTACTCTGTTCCCAAAATGTTTACCACCATAACGACCTCCAAAAAAAACAAGGGCTACCGGATTTCTCCGATAGCCCGTAGTGGCTGTTACTCTTTCCCATTGAAAGAGCCTTACTGATTTTCAAAGAATAAGGGAGCGTGGTCAAATTCCTCGGCTATGATCTTATCCACATCGAGTATCATCTGCCGAGTATTGGTGCAACCCCGACTTATATCGTTCTTCGCAGCTACGACCTTCTTGACCCATTCATTCAATCTCTCTTCCAGCATAACAATTCCTCCTGAGAATTACTTTGCAGACTGCATATAGGCTTCCTGAATTTTAGCCGCCTCTGTCAAATACACATCTTGAAGTTTTCCACTCCACTCCTGATATTCGTCATCGGTGCCATCTCCCACATGAAGGTAAATGTTAGCCATCTCTTGAATACCCTCCATGGAAATTTCAGCAAGAGCGGACACCTTTTCATTGCAGATCGTGGCAAGCCCTTCAAGGCCACCGGTATTCTCCGTAGCTTCCGCATTATATTCCTCAATCAAACCAGGAGTAGCCTCTTGAAGTTTGACGGTGTATACGTCTAAAACCTCCTGATAGGAGGTATATCCGGTTTCCTCTTCAACCACCGGTTCTTCAACCTCGGACTCTACCGGCTCGGGGGTATCATTCGTGGCCGGAGTAGAGGTATCACCACAAGCACACAGGGAAACGGCCATAAGTAATGCCAACAGGAAACTCAATGTCTTTTTCATATTCAACCTACCTTTCTCACTCGATCATACCATGTGGGACGGCTGATACCGAGTTGACGGCAAGCGTCATTCACAGTAATCAGCCCTTTTTTCTGTTGCTGAACAAGAGCCAGGAACACTTCATTGTCTACCGGACAGGCAGGACGGCCAAACCCTCTGCCGGTTTTACCTGACACCTTCCGACCATTCACCACCGGCATTGCAGCTATGCCCTCAGCCTGACGCTTCCTGATTTTCTTCCGTTCCTGCTCCGCCATGGCTCCCATGACTTCAATCAGGATATTGTTGACCATCTCGCCAATCCACCCCTGACCATGGAAGTCAATCAGCGTAGTAGGAACATCAAACACCCGGACGATAACACCATGCTCTTTGAACCACTCCAACTCAGCCCTGATCTCAGCTTTGTTTCGGCCAAAGCGGTCTAATTCCTCCACCAGAATTTCATCTCCGGGAACTAAAATGGCCTTTAACTCTAAGTAATGCTCCCGATTGAAATTCTTCCCGCTCTGCTTGTCTGTGTAGATACGGTCATCAGGAAGAGAAGGGTCAAACTTTTTCAGTGCCTCTATCTGACGAGCGAGGTTTTGATCTCTGGCCGATACTCTACCATATCCATACCTCATGACTCTTTCTCACTTTCTGAACCAAGCAGGGCATTCAGATCATACTTGGGGTCTTCCTTCTGGTCAATTACAATCTGGTCAGCTCTGCGGACACCGGGCTTCCGCTCCTGAATGACAATCTCATACCCGAGAGCAGAGAGCATTTCCACAGCACTGTTGAAGGACAGGTTTGTGCTTCTCAGACGGGAACTGATTTCATTTCCACGCTCTTTCCCGAGAGCCTTTGCCATGGTCAGAAGGGAAACATTCTTGGTCTTCATCAGTTCTCGAATGGCCTTGTTGATATACATGGTGTTCACCTCTTTCTGTGATGACTACATTCTACACTGAATTTATTTTGTTGTCAATAGAGAGTTAAAAATATTTTGTTACTGAATAAGATTAGTGCTTTAGAATAGAGCCTTTTTATTTTTGTCGGAATTTTCGGCACTCACCCCGCCCCGGCTCCGGCTCGAATATCCCCCGCCCCGGTTCGGGCAGATCAGCCACACGAAAAGAAAAAAACATTGATTTATTGCAATCTTGCCCCGGTCAAAATCAATTTCAATTTCAAAATCAAGGAAAATTTTAATTGAAAATCCTTGCAGCTTGCAGATCATACCATAGGGAACAAAATAAAAGCCCTTGTAATAGGCCACACATGGCCGCACAAGAACCGTTATATATAGGGGCAATATCAGGACATAGGAAAACCCCTTGCAAGGCTTCCACGGCCTTACAAGGGGCTTTATTATTTGTTCTTTCGCATACAATCATAGATCACCATAACAGGGAATAGAAGCAACGCCACAAGCACCATATTACACCGCCTTTTCTACCGGTTGAACCTCGTACAGCTGCAACCATAATCCGCCGATAACATACCCACAAAATACCGTTGTTCCGTCCTTTTTATCCTGATACATTTTTCCACATGGGAACAACAAAGCCTTTTGCAAAGATCTTTCCGGGGGTGCTTCAATCCGTGGTATGTGTGGCCGTATTGGTCAATAGCCATATACATTTTCATTTCTAATCCCTCCATCAGATTAACCCATTTTCCCGAAATTCACGCAATAGGCCATATCTCCGGCCCAGACGGGAAAACATATCTTGAAATACTGCCAAATCTGAATAACTGTAATTCTGATTTGAAAAATCCGCTTGCCAGTCAATAGCGAATTGCCTAACCTCTTCTTTGTTCTTCTGGTATCTGGTCATAGCTGCGCCGCCTCTCTCACATAAAAGGCCGGATAACGGCCCGTTTCACCGTTACAATTATAGAACTGAAAAGCATTTACCACCGTTTCAAATTCCCTGTTGCGGGGTACAACAGTATTAAAACCATCCCCGGCAATAGGGGAAAAGGCTTCCCGCTTGCAATCACAGAAACAACCCCACATATTGACCGGGGACAACTTGCAAGCACAGAAACGGACTGTTTCCCCGGCATTATACCGGCGTTCTGCTTCCCGCTTGCTAATGCGGATAAATCCGCCCACTTGAATTTTATTCATAGCCGCACCCCCTTAAAAAATCCGAAACAGGTTAGAAGAACGGGCCAGAATGACATAATAGCCGCCCAGCACATTATCCCAGATCAACCCGCCATTCAACCCATAAATACCACGGCTGAAACCTACTTTCGTATAACTGGCCGGTATCTTTTCCGGCTCTGCCTCTGTCAGATCAACAGCCAAGCCAAGCCGCACGAACTCCCGCAACTGTTTTCTTGTGTACTGTTTCATTTTTCCGCCGCCCCTCTCTTCAATTCCCGATAGATTAAATACGTTAACATTTGCTCCGCCTGTTGTTCGGAATACTGCGCCTTTTCCCGCTCCGATTGCTCCAAGATTGCGCCCAGATCATCAACGGCGGAACGGTTATAGTAATAACAGGTATCGAGGACAGAGGGCAAACCCTGCGCCCAGTCAATGAAAACTTGCTCGTTTGTGTACCCTTTTCGGCTCTGATATTCCGGGGAATAGGCTTTTTCCTCTGCATGAACTGACAAAATAAACCGGGCCACATTTGGGAAGCTGCAAGGGCCGGAAAAATCATAACCGCATGGGTCGAAATGATCTAAAATGTATTGCCGGATATTCTGCCGGGCTTCTTTCGTTGTTGTCTTCATAGTATAAAACCTCTTTTCTTTATATATTCCGCTCCATTTTCCCGGCGTGGCCTTGATACGCCGAAATGCGTATTTCTCCGGCCTTGCGGGGAAAATGTGCGGGGGTTCAATTTTCAAGGTACAAAGCACTGAATTTCTTTTGTGCCTTTAATATACACTGAATAAATTCAGTTGTCAACCCCTAAACACAAAATTTTTTCAGTGCTTTTTCTGCCATTTTCCCGGTGTATGGAAAAGTGTACTTTTTCAGACATACCAGAGGCGGACGGCTCCGGCCCATCTGCCCGGAAGCCTCCTGCCTGATCTGGGTATAAGAAACCGCCGAACCTCCTATCACGGGAGATCGGCGGTTCTTTCATAGTCGATAGTCGCTGGCCGTTTTCAAAGTCGCTCGGCTCATAGTCGATAGTCGCTGGCGATAGTCGGAAAGTCGCTCACTCTTCCGAGTCATAGTCGCTGGCCGCAGCTTCGATATACTTCTGTTGTAACTCTTCCGCAGAAGCGGCCTCCCCAAGCTGATTATTCGGGGTAAGAACAACCTCCTGTTTGTCCTGATAGCCAAAATGATTTTTCATCAGGAAGATAGCGGCAACCGGATTGATCTTCCCATTTTGAGCATAATCTTCCATCTGAGCGTTCAAAAATTGATACGCCTTTTTTATAAAGTTACGGCTTTCATTGGGGAGATAGGCACTATCTACACCATTAGCCCAAGCCCAGATAGTCTTTCTATCCACACCAAAGGCCAAAGCTAATCCCGCTACACTTGGCTTCATATCATCCTCAGAACAGATTTGCAGATACATACCAATCCGCTCTTTCACCTGTTCAGGCTCCTTCATATCCACAGACGGCCAATCCCACATTCTTAGGGAGTGTTGAAGATACTTCCGATTGTCACCCGGCTCAGTATGGACACTCATAGCCTCAGTCCGATCAGGACGCTTATTCCCACCAGTGCCCTTCGGACGGCCACGGCCCCGAGAGGGAGTCGGTAAATCTACCACTTTATCACTCATAGTCGTTCTCCTTCCACTAATTATTTTCAGTTACCCTTAGTGAGTTTAGTGAATAATTTAGGCTTTTTGCAGTAAAGTCCTCTATATATCACTCTCTATAAGGGGGTTTATACAAGAATTTATAAAAATAGGGGGTAAAAACTGCCTCAAACCCTTGCGCCACAAGGCTTTCCGTTAGTGGCGGATTATTCACCAAAAAGTCACTAAAATATCACTAACCTTGAAAACAAGAAATATATTCAGTGATTACACTAAATATATTTAACTATGCCGGGTACAATACAACTGTTGACGCTCCATCTTTCTCCAACCACTGAAAATAAACCATCTTGCCAACCCGACAGGCTTCCTCAACAGGGTTATCATTCTGGCACATGAGCATTTCCACTTGTGCGTCTTCGGGGACTGTACTCAGCTTGGCTCTCAATTCCTTAACGGTCATTGTGTTTCCTCCCAATTACAAAGTATCTTCCCTCGGAATTTTCTCGATCTCCCAAGAAGTCCCCACAGACCCTCAGCCTGTTCACCGCAGTTCGGACAGGACATACCAGCAATATCTTCCAACCTCTTGGGAAAACTCTTTCCCTCTTGAACAAAGAGCTGGTGGCCGCACTTCCGGCATTCAAACACCGTCATCATGAAGATTATCCCTCCCACTTTCACAATACTCTCTCGCTCTCTTACAGAGTCGGTCAGTGTCTACGGCGTACCCATCAGGAGCAACCTGACAAGCTGCACACTCTTCATCACAAATCAGGCAGGGGCATTTTCCCTGATAATGTCCACATTCTTCAAACAGCATAGTCACGACTCCTTCTTCAAGCCGAACATATCAATCAATTCATTCATGAACATCTCTGCACACTCTTCGTTCCTGAAAGTCGCATAGGCGGTAACGCTGTTGCCCTTTTCAACGCAGAGTCGAGGTCGCTTCACATCGGGAAAGGTATAGACCCCGATCTTGACTTTACCATTGCTGATTACAAGACCCATGAGATACACTCTCCTTTTCACATCGAAGGGAGATCATCTTCTCCCTGACCAATTTATCTACTACCCGACCTACCTCATGGTAGCCGGACATAGCTGCGAGGCGATCTAAGTTCTTCGCCGTTTGCGCTGTTACCAGCAAGGACACCCGGCGCATATTTTTCTTGTTCACAGTCACATCGTTCCTTTCATTTGAATGCCACGGTAACATGGATAGCCAGAGTAGACCGTGCGGCCATCGTGCCATTCAGGGTGCATTTCCATATCAGCATTAAATCTTTTGGCACTACACTGAAAATATCCATTGGACTTACACCAGATTTTATAAGCATTGAAAAGGGTAGTCTGTCTGGTATAGACCTTCTCTTTCTTCTCGCACTTTTCCTCTAAGAACTGCAAGACAAGATCGTTGTCTTTCTCATACTGCTTGACCACCTGACGCATAGCCGGGGACATTTTCAGGCCGAACCGCTTATACTTGAAGTAACCCTCTAAGAGCCAAGTGAAGATACCCTGCATGGCCTCTGGGGTTTGGAACTCCGTTTTCAGGTTCTTGTCCTGCTCGTCCTCAGAGAAATGCCGGTTGAACTCAATCACCCGCACACGGTCAGAGGCGAACAGGCTCTTGTCATTGACAGAGGGGAGGTCATTACAGGAAAGCCAAAGAGTAAACTGCGGGAGAAAAGTGCTGGCCGCTTCATACAAGTTCCGGGCCTTGATTTCTTCACCACCGGTAAGCTGCTTGATTGTTTCCTCGTCCAGCCGTCCATACTGATTGCTCTCAGCCATAGTGACAAACCGCTTGCCCTTCAAAGAGGCCAAAACAGGGCTTGCAGCTTCGGCATTCTTGGAGCGGTCAGACTTACAGATAATGGACACCGGGGACACAGAGGCATAATCACCAAGAAGATGATGAATGGCACTCAGAAGGGTAGACTTTCCGTTTCTGGTGGTCTTACCATGCAGGATGAACATACATTCCTCATTGGCAGTACCCAGCATGGAATACCCGAGAGCCTTTTGCAGATAGTCGGCCTTGTCTGCGTCATTGCAGGTGACTTCCTGAATAAACCGCTCCCACCGAGGGCATTCAGCGTCTTGCAGAGTGTAGTCGAAATTGGTCTGCATGGTCAGAAAGTCGTGCCAATCATGCTCCCGGAACTCCATTTTTTGAAGGTCATAGGTTCCATTCCGGCAGTTAATGAGGTAGGGATTTGAGTCAAATTCCTCAGCGGTGATCGGCATGACGCTGGCGGCGTCCTTCATAAGCCGGTCACGGAAACGGCGATCTCCCATCTTAGAGATGAACTTCATGTACTCCCTGCGGCGGTCTTCATTGTCAATCTCCCCGCAATAGAGAGCCATCAGGCGGCAAAACTCCTTGATCTTTTCCGCCACCAGCAGAGAGCCAATGTCCTTTCGCCATGCACCATTAGAATAGGTGTACCAACACTTAGCCTCCGGGCAGAAGCGGGTGTCATTCTGATAGCACTCAGAGAACAGTTCCGCCATACCGGACTCGTCCCAAGAATAGCCGGTGCCGCTGATCTGGTGACTTCTCTCAGGTTTTGCCTCTTTGATGTAGAACATCTTCTGAGAGAGGTCTTTATCCATGATGTACCGGCCATTGGAGAGCTGAAAAAGTTCCTGCTCTTC